ATGCCGATTTTGAAGCTCACCAAGCGCAATGTCGAATCTATCAAAAAGCCCGGCGGCACGGCGCCGGTTTTTTACTGGGACGAAGATCTGAAAGGCTTCGGTCTGCGTGTGATGCCGTCCGGTGTCGCTACGTGGATCGTGGAATATCGTCCGGGCGCAGGCGGACGCGGCGTTGCCAAGAAGCGATCAAAGATCGGACGGCTTGAAAAGATTGAGGCCGACAAGGCGCGGGAAGCGGCCAAGAAAATCCTTGCCGGCGTGGAGCTTGGCGCCGATCCCGCCAAGGCAAAGGCCGAAGAGCGAGCAACGGAGGTGTTCTCGCTACTGGCAGCGACCTATGTCGAAGATCACATGAAGACGCATCGTAAGACCGCGACGGCTGATTACTACACTTATGTCATCGACAAGCACCTTGCGCCGCACATTGGCAGCAAGCGGGCCAACACCATCACAGATGACGATATCGGAGCGATGCACCGCGCGATCGGCAAAGTGGGCGGAAAGTACATCGCCAACCGCGCGCTTGCGGTAGCGTCGGCGGTATTCAATTGGGCCAAAATGGACAATCCCGTGAAGGGAGTGCGCAAGTTCAAGGAGGAAGGTCGAGAGCGATATTTGACCAGTGACGAGATGCAACGCCTTGGTGACGCTATGCGCGAAGCCGAGACGACTGGCCTGCGCTACGATGTCGATGAAGAAAGGCCGAACGCCAAGCATGCTCGCAAGCCCGAAAACAGGCGCATCGTTTATGGGCCGCACGTGACTGGTGCCATTCGCCTCTTGATGCTGACCGGCTGTCGGTTGCGGGAAATCTTGAACTTGCGCTGGGCCGAAGTCGACCCTGAGCGAGGATTGCTCTTCCTTCCAGATTCGAAGACGGGCCGCAAAACGGTTGTGCTATCGACGGCGGCACAGGATGTGCTTCGCGGCCTGCCGCGTGTGGGCAAGTTCGTCATCGCTGGGCGAGATGCAGGCACAGATGATGAGAAGCCGCGGCATGATCTTAAAAAGCCATGGGCTGCCATTTGCAAACGCGCCGGGCTTGGCGATGTCCACTTGCACGATTTGCGCCATACCTTCGCTAGCGTGGGCGCGGGAAGCGATCTCGGCTTGCCGGTAATCGGAAACCTCCTTGGGCACGCAAACGCAAAGACAACGCAGCGATACGCCCATGTTGCGAACGATGCTGCCAAGCGCGCCGCCGATCTGATCGCGAACAAGATCGCAACCGCAATGGGAGGCAGGTGAATGGCACCTCTGCCAAAGGGATTCAGCCTGCAGGCGTCGCCAATTCAAGCTGCCTTAAGCGAGGGGAGGACAGAGGATGCGAAGACCATGGTCGTCGCAATTCTGCGTTCCGGCAAAGCCGACGATGTGGTGCAGGGCCTAGCCGCCGACATGCTGAAGCCACCGAAGCGATCGCGCGGCCGAAGACCGGCACTGACTCGGCACTGGTTCGATATCGGCGAACAGTTCCACTGGCTGCGCGATGACGGCGTAAAATATGAAGACGCGTTGCACCAACTCTCCGAGAAATTCGGATTTTCAGAGACCCACATTCGCAAAGCAGTATCGGAGTTCGACGCGGCGAAGGAGGCCCACGACAGGGGGAACCGCGAATAAACACCATTTGTTTTGCCTAAATCCCGTAGGCGAAAACGCCTATAACCTCCTACGACAATATGAAACAGGAGGATTGAATGGCGAATATTCGGGTCAGACAGGCCGCAGAATATGTTGGCCTGTCGAAATCAAATCTCGACAAGATGCGCTGCTATGGTGGCGGGCCGGCATATATCAAACTTGGCAATTCAGTGATTTATCGCACCGAGGATCTCGATTTGTGGCTTGCCGGCAATCGGCGCTCCAGCAATGACAACGGCAAGCCTGCCAAGGTCGCATAATTCGGGATTCGATTGGTTACCGTCGACTGTCCTCTCCCGGCGAACAAAGCCGACATCAAAAACCCGACATTTCCTTCAAATTGCCCGCACACGCGGGAAGGAGATTCCTATGCCGCTGATCCATCTCGACAATGGCGACACTCTCAACTCGCAGCATGTCGTGAAGATGCTGGAGTGCCACGACGGTCGCCATCAATTTGGAATGTCGGACGGCAGTATGCATGCCGGCTTCGTTGACGAGCCCGAGCGCGCCTTTTTCCCCATTGTGTCTGCCGCCCCCGGTTTCAAGACAATTGCGACCGACGTTTTGAATGGCGTCCGCAGGTGGGATATCCGGTCCGTTGTTGCGTGGCAGATTTGCCCTGGTGGCAACTTTGCGCTGGCTGCTGGCCCATCCGACGAGGAAGGTTATGCTGCTTTGATCGAGCCAGAAGGGACGGTGGTCGATTGTGACGGCGATCGGTTCGACAGCCTTGAGGCTTTCCAGCAGTCGGTCGAGGAGGCGGATGCGGCGCACCGGAAGGCTGCTTAGCCCACCTACGCGCAAGCCCACATAACACCTCAGGCGCGAGAGCTTCCGAATGACTGCACCTGCGCCTGATTGGGCGATCGGCCAAAATGTTTCACATCAAAAATTCGGTGCCGGAACAGTAGTCGATGCCGATGGCGAAAAGCTGACGATTGCGTTCGAGCGAGCCGGCGAAAAGCGGGTGATGGCGAGTTTCGTCACGGCCAGTGCCGCCGCGAATGACAACAAGCCAGCAGAGAAACCGTCTGATCTGGATATTTTTGCCTGGCGGGCTTCCCGCTTTGTCGGGGAGCCCGAGCCAACCGAGTATCTCGTCAGCGGTGTCGTCGAGTCCGGTATACCCGGTATGATCGCGGCACAGGGGGAGGTCGGCAAATCGTTCACGTTGCTCGAGCTTAGCCGGCGCGTTGCGTTTGGAAAGGTCGGAACAATCCCGCCCCCGCCGATCCTCGGTGGGCAGGTGGTGCAGGAGGGAACTGCTCTCTTATTGAGTGGCGAAGACGACGTTCGCGCCATGCACAGGCGGCTGGCCGCCATCGATCCAAAGGGCGCCAGGTTCGCAGAGCAAGGTGACAAGCTCATCGCCATTCCGTTGCCGTCTGCGGTCAAAGCCATTCAGCCCTTCTGGCGAGTTGCGAGGGGCGAACTGGTCGAGACGGACGCCTGGCGGAAATTCTGCGACAGCCTGGATAGGATTTCAGATCTGCGCCTGGTGACCATTGACCCTCTGCAGTTGTTCGCGGCGGTGCCCCTAAACGAGGATCCGGCTGCCGGCCAGTTCGTATGCGGATCGATCGCGTCTCTCGCTGCACATACCGGCGCAAACGTGTTCTTTGCGCATCACATGGCCAAGCGCGCGAAGGAGATCGCAACACTCGCGGACGCTCGCGATGCGATCCGCGGCACCAGCGCACTGGTCGATGGGGTGCGGCTTGTCTACGCGCTTTGGTACGGCGAGCCGGATAAGGCAAAGAAGATCTGCAAGACACTCGGCGTTACCTATGAGCCGAACCGCGTTGCGCACGGAGGCGTGGCGAAAGCAAACGGCGCTGCCCGCCGCATCTTGTCGACGTACGCTCGCGCCGACAACGGGCTGCTGATCGACCGGACCGCCAATCTGGGTGCAACGCTGCCCGAACAGGGCGACTTGCGAGCCGCACTGGTCATTGCAGTCGAAGGTGCCGCAGCTGATGGCAAGCCGTTCACAAAGACCGGCGCTGGCGGGCTGTACGAACTTCGCGAGCGCTTGCCAGAGGAATTGCAGGTGCTCTCCAAGTCGCGCCTCGGCGCCCTTTGCGAAGAAGCCTTACAACGCGGAGAGATCGTCCGGGCGAGTGCCAAGGGCGAAAAGGTCGCGAAGTGGTTAGACGTGCCCACCGGCATGTTCGCCATTGGTCTCGGAAACTTCGGAGTTGGAGCGATGCGATGAACCCGTTCCCGATTGTTGGCGGGAATGCATCGTTCCCGCGGGAACGGGAATGCTAAGTATTTGATTTTACATTATTTCCCATTCCCGTTCCCAACGTTCCCGACGAAATTGGGAACGGGTTAAACCCTTGAATTCATTACCATTCCCGCGTTCCCGGTAATTACCCCTCTGTAAGAGGGGGATGCGTCAGGAACGCATTCCCGAGAGTCGAGAGTAAATAGCCAGCAACCCCAAACTCCCCTGAGTTCAGGAATTGACATGCATCAGGCAATTAGAGCCGGCCAGGTCATCGAGACAATGGTTCACGACCCATACCCCGCTGCCAACGACAACCTGGCCGAACTGCAGCATGCGAAGACGACGCCAATGCCCGCGACCGCGATTCTCGGATGGCTCACCACAAACGACTACATCAACAGCGATGAGCGCGATGCGGGCGAACACCTGATCAAGCTGGCGTCGATCACGCGTTCCAAGCTGACCAGCCCAATTGTCCGCTACTCGGCCAGGACCGCTGACGGGAAATGGCGTCAGGTTGAGGTTCAGCGGCACACGGTGCGGCCCGCCCTCGATGGCTGCATCGGTGCGATCCGGTACGAACCGCGGCGCAAAGCGACGGTCCAGGCGTTCGTGGTCGAAGAGACAAACGTCGACACAGAAAATCCGCACCGCGTCGCGCAGGGTCTGGCTGACGTCGCTCGCCATCTGTGGGGTGTCAAGCGGACTGCCGCGACGCCGATCGTGGCTGCGAACGATAATGAAGAGCAGGAAGAAACCGCGACGCCGCCGGTTCGCCGATCGGACAATTTCCAGCGGATGCACACTGCTGGCCAATTGGACAAAGACGCGGAAACCAATGACGTGCTCCACGCTGCTGGCTTGCGGTACGCCAATGATCATTACATGGCCGGCCTGCAGCCTCTCGGTGCCATCGACTATTCGTGTGTTTCGGTTGACGGCGGATCTGGCGAAGAAATGGGCGACCGAATGGCACAGGCGCGTAGCCGCTATCGAAAGGCACGTGTACTGCTCGGCACCCACTACGGCCCAGTCGTTGACGCTGTGGTCGTCGAAGGACAGTCGCTTGGCGAAGCTGGATTGAAGATCAGCCACTACAAGGACCGCGGCAAGGCAATTGCTGCTGCCGGCGAACGCCTCAATGGTGGGTTGCGGCTGCTAGCTCAGCACTACGGGATTTCGCGGCAATGAAGTCCCCCTATAGCTTCGATCATATTCGCCAGAAGGACGGCGAGCCGCTCCCCGAATGGTTCGTCAGGGTGATTGGCTGGGCGATTGCTGAGAGCAAGGGCAGGGAAGGGCACATTCGGTACGCCCTTCACGCCCTGGAGGGCTTGGCCCGCGATGACGAACGGGCCGCAACCCAACGTGATGCCGACGCCAGATTGAAGCGCGAGACGGAACTGCTCCAGAAACGGATAGCCGAACTGGAGCTTATGCTCCGCGGAACCATCTCAAAGGCCGAAGCCGAAGCAATGTGCACGGCAGCCGCTGAGGCGATGCGCAACAAAGCGGAGTTTTTCGCCATGGATATGGGTGAAATTCCAAACAGCCTATCCGAGGCGATTGGCGCTCTGCCGCTTCCCAAACCGCGGTGGATCACCGCGAAGCGCGACTAGCTCGGCTCGTGCGCATGAGGCGCACGTGATTTGCTAGGATGGATCATGATCAAGTTTTGCGGGTGGCGGAAGCGCCGCCCGTTTTCGTTTCGATGCGCTCGATTCTATGGAGCGATCGACCCGCCGCAAGCGATTAGCGGCGGGAACAATCATTGCCGCCAGGCGCCCTCAACGGGCGACGGTGGCGTTCGCTTAACCGTTCAGCGGCGCGGGCGTTGTAACCCCGCATGACGGTCGGCGCGGTGCAAGGCCGCGGACAATTTGGAGTTCCGATTACCGCCAGACTTCACCTGTGGAAAGCCACTCCTCTACCGTGTTGGTGAGGGACTCAAGTACTGTGCCCTTTGGCAGTGGGAGGACTTCACCGCCGGCTTCCTTGATTACCTTAGCAACCAGGTCTGGAGACTCGTTGACGAGAATTCGGGTGTTTCCCATCTCAAAACCGGAATTGCAGCCATCTCCCAGATCGGTCGAGGGTATAAATATCGGGCCAGAGGCCTTTGCGCCATTGAACCACACCGGTTTGCCACCAGGAAGGTGCAATAGCGCAAGCTTCGGCTGGTCGATTTTTGAGGAAGCCGCAACAGAAACGCTGCCCTCCATCACTAAAGATCTAATCTTCCAATCGACCAAAGTTTTGGCTTTGCCGGGATGGTCGTTAAACGTTGTATCACGTATTCTCAGAACGTCTTTGCCGTCTATGTCAATTTTCTGATTGCTCGGCAGTGTAAGCGTGAACACGATGCACCCTCCGCATTCCAAAGTGCTTAGGTCATGCAGATCGACATAACCTGTGCCAGCCGGGAATTTCGTTCCTGACAATAAGAAAGCACTTGTACAGAAGCTTCGCAAGCATATCAAGCAAGTGCCGAGCTGTTCAACTAACCGTGGCGCGGGACGCCGCGTGGCGATAGCATTGAGGTTGTAAGGGATCAGGGAGTCGCCAGTGAGCTTGGATACCTTCTTCCAATCCTCTCTTCAAATTCAATTGGCAATAGGCGCTGGGTATCTTGGGTACCTCGCCGCGTATGGTGGAATTCGCAATCACCACCAGCAGATTGATGTGGCCTTTCTCACCGCAGCCTTCGGCTTGGTGGCTACCGCTTCAGCACTGGTTACATCGCCCATAATGTCTGTAGCGTGGGCCGTTGTATGTTCAACCGCTGCAGCGGTAGCGGCCGGGATTCTATGGCGGAAGTGGGGGCGCAACTTCGTGCGTTGGGCCCTAAAAATCAGCCGCGTCAATTTCGCGGACGACGACCCTACCGTGCTGACGGCACTCGGGGCAGACACGAAGCATAACGTCAGCCAGGTTCTGGTTGTCCTGACTGACGGCAGTGAACTTATGTGCCAAGACACCGCGGGATTTCGGGACGCCCCCATCGCTCCGTTTATCTACGGCACAGATGGCTCAATTGCTATGTACGTAACGCACTCGTATCGCCGTTCGGAAGACGGATCACTAGTCGAGAGCGTAAGAAAGAACACAAGAGATGCTGTGTGGGGAGACAGGATGACAATTGTGCCTGCAGCCAGCATTAGAAACGTAGACCTCCGCTTTCAGAGAAAAAGCTAGTCTTCTCTTGGAGGAGGCTGTGAAGGAGGAGTACCGTCTGGCGCTTCAGGTTTATAGTTTGTCTCGGGTTTGCGAGGCTCCGGGTTGTAGTTACGCTCTTCATAGTGACCCGGATCAGGCCGATGGTTGGCCTCCTCGCCTGAGCCTTGCCGGCCACCTGCCATGTCGAGTCTCTCCCCAATATCCGATCGCAATATCAGATATTTTAGCACACCGTCGATTAAAGGACAGCCGTGGACAGTCACCGTTCCGGTGGGTTGTCCTTGAGCCACTGATTGGTGCCCGACTTGGCACCGGAGTAGTGGTTCTTCTTCGTAAGTTCGCTCACCCACAACGAATCATCTTTGTCCATGAACGACTTGAAGTGGTCGTGGACTTCCTTGGCGGTGTTGCTCAAATTTATGAGCCACGCTGAATACTGGTATTTATGGGCCTTAAGACGCTTCAGTTCATCTATGAGCTCCTTGTAATCCTCCGATGTCTCGTCCTTGTTCAAATCGTAGGTAAGTACGAACGTCGTCATTTACTTTCTTCCGCCTTTAAACCAGACTGGAGAGAAGCACACGTGGCGCTTTCTAGCAAGCAGCGAGACGACCGCCGCTCCTTAGAAGCCACAGAATATCGTCGCCTCTACGCCACCGCGCAATGGAAGCGACTACGACTGACCAAGCTGGCTCAGGATCCACTTTGCGAGTGGTGCCTCGAGCGTGAGATTGTGGAGCCTGCGACCGAGGTTCACCACGCAGACGGCGGACACAAAGGCGACGTCGTCAAGTTCTGGACAGGACCGTTCGTCAGTACGTGTAAGCCGTGCCACGCAAGCCGCGGCCAGCGCGAAGACCTCGGTCTGACCATCATCCGGTTCGGGCCTGACGGCTGGCCGACGTGAGGCGGGGAGGGGTGTCGGCATCCTGCCGGCTATCGAAACCTACAACCGGTGCATCCCCCACAGCGCACACGTCTGCAATTCGAAATATGACCCCCGCTCAGGATTTCGCCCTATGGCACGGCCGAGAAATCCCCTTGCCAAAGCCAAGGCCGAGGGGCGTGAAAAGATAAATGCTGGGCGCTTCAAGGATCGCGCGGAGCCAAAGGCCGGTGGGCCGCTTGGTGCCCCTCCGAAGTGGATCGTTGATACCGACACCAGCAAAGCAAAGTCGGCATGGCATCTCTTTCAGAAGGAGCTGCCATGGCTCAACCAGTCGCACCGCATGCTGGTTGGTATGGCCGCCAACATCCAAGGACGCGTGATAGCGGGTCAAGAGGTCGGCGTCCAAGCCATGAACCTGCTCCGCCAAATGCTTGGCCAGATGGGCGCAACACCAGCCGACGCGACCAAGATCATGGTGCCTGATGACGAGGATAAGGACGATCTGCTCGACTGACGTCGGACCGGCTCTTCGGCGTGTCAACGACTACGCAGAGGCGGTCCTTTCGGGCGAAGTCATTGCTGGCCCGCATGTGCGGAATGCCTGCCGGCGACACCTCGACGACTTGGCCAGCGGTGCAGAACGCGGTTTGTGGTTCGATGACGTCGCCGCGCTGCGAGTGTTTCGGTTTTTCGAGGAGCGACTGAAACTTTCGGAGGGCCAGTTCGAGGGCAGACCGTTCAATCTGCACCCATCGCAGGCGTTCAAGCTTGGCTCGCTCTTTGGTTGGAAGCGACCGGACGGCACACGTCGCTTCCGTCGCGCCTACATTGAGCAAGGGAAGGGCAACGGCAAGTCGCCGTTTGCTGGCGGTGTGGGGCTTTACGGCCTGATGGCTGATGATGAGGCCGGTGCGCAGATTTATGCGGCTGCGGCGAAGAAGGAGCAAGCTGGCATCCTGTTTCAGGATGCTGTGAAGATGGTTCGCGCCGCTCCAGCGCTGGAACAGCGCTTGACATTCAGCGGCGGCCTTGGGCGCGAATTCAATATCGCGCACCATCGCTCCGGGTCTTTCTTCCGGCCCATTTCGAAAGATAGCGGCAAGTCTGGTTCTGGTCCACGCCCGCATTACGCGCTCTGCGATGAGGTGCACGAACACCCCGACCGCACGACCATGGAGATGCTCGAGCGCGGATTCAAATTCCGGCGCCAGCCGCTGCTTCTCATGATCACCAATTCAGGCAGCGACCGGAACACAGTGTGTTGGGAAGAGCACGAGCATGCGGTGCGCGTTGCGGCCGGGACGCGCGAGCCCGACGACGACTTTACCTATGTCGGCGAGGTGATTGACGATACGACTTTCGCGTACGTGTGCGCTCTCGATAAAGACGATGATCCGCTGGAGGATCCGACGTGCTGGGTGAAAGCGAACCCACTGCTTGGCACGATATTGACGGATGACTACCTGGCCGGCGTCGTTGCGCAGGCGAAGCAGATACCGGGCAAGCTGAACGGCATCTTGCGCCTACATTTCTGCAAATGGACAGACGCGGACAAGGCGTGGATGCCGCGGGCGACGGTCGAGAGCGTCATGGACGACTTCGATCCAGAAGAGCACGCTGAAGCGCCTGTCTTCTTGGGGGTCGACCTTTCTGGCAGCAAGGACATCACCGCATTGGCGTGTGTTGTCCCGACTGGCTTCGAGGAGATGCATCGCGACGACGGCTCGTCGGTAAGCCTGCCGACGTTCGATGCCTGGGTAGAGGCCTGGACACCGGGCGACACGCTGAAGGCGAGGGCGCTGGCTGACAAGGCGCCGTATGAGCAGTGGGTTGCAGGAGGATGGCTAAACGCGCCACCAGGACCGCGCATTCGCTACGACTACGTCGCAGCACGCGTGCAGCAGTTAAATCAGATCTTCGACATTCAGGCGATCGCGTACGACAAATACGCGTACAACAAATTCCGCGAGGAAGTCGAGGCGCTGGGCGTTGAAGTTGAGCACGTACCCCACCCGCAGGGCGGCAAAGTTCGCGCGAGGCCAAGCGAGGCGAAGGTCGAGGCCGCTAAAGCGGCCGGCGAGCCAGCCCCGCAAGGGCTGTGGATGCCGGGCTCTGTTTCTGCTCTCGAGGAAATGATCATCGACGGGCGCATCCGCTTGAGGCGAAGCCCTGTGCTGATGACAGCCCTAATGGGCGCGACGTTCGATCGCGATCCTCAGGACAACCGATGGTTTGTGAAGCAAAAATCAACGGTGCGAATTGACGTCGCTGTCGCTCTTTGCATGGCGATCGGTGCCGCGACAGACGCCGCCGGGCCGAATGTGTCTCAGCCGACGTCCCCTTGGGATGATCCCGCATTTTCTTTGATGGAAGCCGCATGAAATGGCCATTTCCCCGTGAAAAGCGGGCCGAACCGACGCAATCCGGAGAAATCCGGGCGGGTACGATCGAAAACCAGAACATTCCGGTAAGCGCGGAGAATTTCCTCGCGTACTTCGGTATCCAGTCGGCAAATCTGCCGGCCGTAACAATCGACAGCGCCTTGGCGGTGCCGGCGGTGTGGGCTGCGGTGGCATTTCTGTCTCGCACGTTGGCTGCGCTTCCGCTGCACGCGTACAAGCAGACAAAAGACGGCCCAAAACAACTTACTGGCCGCCTTGAGGCGATTGTCCACGACGCTCCCAATCCTGAGCAGGGCTCATTCAAGTTCCGCCAATGGTTCTGGCAGCAGGTGTTTACCGGCGGCCGAGGTTTGGCGTGGATTGAGCGCACGCCTGGTGGGGTCGACTCGCTGTGGCCGATGGATCCGACCAAGACCACGATCCAACGTGTTGGTGGGAAGGTTCGCTACCAATACGGCGACGCCACGCATCCTGTCAAACAGTACCCGGCCGAGGACGTGATTGACGTCCCATTTATGCTTTGGCACGACGGGCTTCGCCACTACGGCCCGATCACCATGGCATCGAAGGCGATTCAACTCGCCCTGGCCATGAACGACTACGGCAGCAATTTCTTCGCCGGCGGCGGCGTGCCGCCGCTCGCGCTGCAGGGGCCGCTGCCTGCAGGCAAGGATGCGATGGCCCGCGCTCAGGCCGATATCAAGCGGTCGGTCGACGCGGCCAAGAATGCTAATGAGCCGGTGTTCCCGATACCGGCTGGTTACACGCTGAATCCGGTTGGCCTTGACCCCGCAAAGGGGCAGATGATTGAGGCGCGGCGCTTCCAAGTGGAAGAGATCGCTCGCATCTACCAGTTGCCGAAGGTGTTCTTGCAAGACCTTATCGGCGCCACGTTCAGCAACACCGAACAGCAAAACCTGATGCTGGTGCAGCACCTGGTTGGCCAGTGGGCGGAGGCTTTTGAGGACGAATTGAACCTCAAGCTATTCGGCCGCGCCGGCGCTGGCGGGAAGTATATCGAGCATAACCTCGATGGCATCCTGCGCGGTGACTTCCTTACGCGCATGAATGGCCTCGGCCAGGCGGTGCAGAACGGCCTGCTTACGCCGAACGAGGGCCGCGCGCTGGACAACCGGCCCGCCATGGAAAACGGCGACAAGCTGTACATCCAAGGCGCCACGGTTCCCCTTGGCAGCAACGTTGCCAAGCCCGGCAGAACGCCGCCGGCCAACGACAACAATAAACCTAATGAGGCCCAGGCCGCATGAAAGACCTAGAAAAGCGCAGTGGCCTGCACGGCGTCGAGTTCCGCGAGGCGGAGGGCAAGCGCACCCTTGTTGGCTATGCTGCCATCTGGAACAGCGATACCACTATCGGCGATTATTTCATCGAGCGCATCGCGCCTGGCGCATTCACCGCGGCACTTCGCGGTGACATCCTGGCGCTCTGCGATCATGACATCGGCCGTGTCATTGGTCGCACCAAATCCGGCACGCTGCGCCTCGCCGAGGACCAGCGCGGACTGAAGGTCGAGATCGACGTTCCGGACACCACGGACGGCAATGACCTGTGGACGTTGGTCAAGCGTGGCGATGTCAGTGGCATGTCCTTCGCGTTCCGGGCTACCAAGCAGGAGTGGGACGACACTGGCGACCTGCCGAAGCGAACCATCCTTGAGGCCGAGCTTTACGAGGTGACCGCCACGGCGCTGCCGGCCTACCCCGACACCACACTGGCCACGCGTTCGCTTGAGGCTGCGCGCGGTGAGGTCGAGCAAGTGAAGAAGGACGCCGAAAGGCGGGCTGCGGACGCTGCCGCTGCGGCTAGGCGAGTTTCCGAAAGGCGCGCCTCCATGGAGCAGAAGTTTCGAGGCATTCAGTCGCATGAAGGGCGATCGGCGGACGCTTCGTAGTCACCCGGCTTAGCCCGGAGGGCGGCTAGTCCGCCATTCAACCCAAGACTAGCCCGTTTGGCTCCGCCGCGCGCGGAGGCGGGTTTCTATTGCCTAAAGGTACGATATGACCCTCAGGGAAATGCAGGAAAAGCGCGGCAAGCTTGTTGCGCAGGCGCGCGAAGCGCTGGAAGAGATCCGCAAGAATACGGACCATGCTCGCGCTGCCGAACTTGAAAAGCGCCACGACGACATCATGGCCGAATTCGACAAGCTCGAGAAGGACATCGAGCGCGAGCAGCGCATGGCTGCAGCCGAGGCCCGCATCAATGGGGCGGCCGAAGAGGAGCGTCGTCGGCAGCGCCCGACCGGCGCCGACACCGAGCAGCGCGGCCGTTCCGAAGGCGACAAGCCGGAATACCGCTCTGTCTTTTACAAGTTCCTCGCCAGCGGCGGCGCTCTGGACACGCTGGACGCCGAAGAGCGGTCCATTTTGCGCCAGGGTACCGTCGAGATTGAAAAGCGTATCCAGACCGGCGGCTCGAACGCGGCGGGCGGCTATACAGTACCGGTCGAACTGCAGAGCTTGCTCGTACGCGCCATGAAGGCGTGGGGTCCGATGTACGATGGCAACATCGTCAGCGAACTGAACACCTCTGCCGGCAATGCGTTGCCGATCCCGACCACGGACGACACCGGCAACACTGGTGTTCAGGGTACGGAAGGCACGGCGCTTACCGATGACGGCTCTGCTGACGCTGTGTTTGGCCAGAAGCAACTCGAGGCCTACGACTTCAACACGAAGTTCGTGAAGTTCTCCTGGCAGCTTGCGCAGGATTCGATCTTTAACGTTGAGTCTCTGCTTTCCGACCTTCTCGGCGAGCGCCTTGGCCGCCTAGCCAACGCACAGCTCACGACCGGCACCGGCACGTCCGCGCCGAACGGTATCGTCACCGCATCGACGCTCGGCGTTACCGCCGCATCGGCAACCGCGATCGCCTCGGACGAACTGATCGACCTGCAGCACTCGGTTGACCCGGCTTACCGTCAGTCGCCGAAGGTTGGTTGGATGTTCAACGACCAGACGCTTAAGGCGATCAGGAAGCTCAAGGACGGCCAGGGCAACTACCTCTGGCAGATGGGCGACGTCACCAAGGCTCAGCCGGCCCTGCTCCTCGATCATAAATACAACGTCAATCAGGCTGTGGCCAACATCGCGACCGGCAACAAGGCCGTGATCTTTGGCGATCTGGGCAAGTATTGGGTCCGCAAGGTTGGCGCCCCGGTGATCGGCGTTCTGCGTGAGCGCTTCTGGCCGGATCTGGGCATCGCTGGCCTGATCCGTTTCGACGGCGAACTGCTCGACGCCGCGGCGGTCAAGCATCTCAAGTTGGCCTAATTTGGAATAGCGGGCTTGCCTTCGGGTTAGCCCGCCTCCGCTTTGGAGGTGAAATGCTTTTGAAGATGCTCACAGGCCTTTCGGGGCCGCTGTTCAGCTTGGCGCCTGGCGACGAGTACGATTTTGATGACGCTGAAGCGGAACGTCTGAAGGCTGCCGAGTTCGCCATTGACGCCGAGCCCAAGGCTCCAGCTACGACCAAGAGGGGCAAGGCTGATGTGGTATCCAGCAACGGTGACAACGCCGGCAACGGCTGAGCCTGTCACATTGGCAGAAGCCAAGCGACATGTGAATGCCGAAGATTTCAGTGACGACGACGCCGAGTTGACTCTGTTGGTCGCCGCGGCTCGCGACCATATAGAGAAGTACACGAACACGCGCCTGGGGGTACAAACCGTCACGGTCAAGTGTGATTGCTTCGCAGATTTTTCTCGCTTCCCTGAGGCGCCAGCTCAGTCCGTAACGTCGATTGAATATGTCGACACGGCCGGCGCCACGCAGACGCTGGCCGATACGGTATATGAACTGCGTGCTGACGGACTTGAGACGTCAATCGGTCTTAAGTACGGACAGTCTTGGCCGGCTATCCAGCCGAAATCTCGCATCGCGGTGGCGGCGGAAGTTGGATATTCCGAAGTCCCGCCGGCGGTGAAGCATGCACTGCTGCTCTGGCTTTCTGCTGGCTACGAGATGCGCGAAAACGCAAAAGCCGATGGTTGGACGACATTCGACTGCCTGCTTGCGAATTACCGTCGTGGCTAGCTGCTGCCCAGCAGTTTGAGAACGGCCTGCAGTGCTTGATCGGCGACTACCCCCAGTGCGGCGCCAGCGAAATTCTCTGCGAGCCACTTAAGTGCCCGGACAAGTACCGCCTCAATCGCAGATTGGCGAACCGACTGGGCTTTCAGCAGTATTATGCCGGCATTCAGTTCAAATTTGATGCGGTCGCGCTCTTCGGGATCAATTTCGTTAGAAGCGACTGCTGCATTTTCTGCATCCTCGATCGCCGCAACCGTTTCCACGTACTCGGGCCTGTTGTGGTCGATCCGTACGATACGATCTGATGCAGGAGCCAAGCCAGGGTCTAGGGGCTTATCCCTGTTTCGGCTGAGATAGCGTCTGATATCCCTTATCATTGGCTCGAACAGGTGACCTGTCATCTCATGCAGCGTATCATTGACATTGTTCGAGCGGCTGTAAAAGTAGCCTCGGGCGACCTGCAACGCCTCGTTGTCGTTGTCGGCAAATGACGCAAGCAGGTTCAATTGAGCGCTCAGGGCGGTCTCGTTGTCGTCTGGCCAGTCGAGTTGCCCGGATCCGACCATTCCACTCGGCTCCACCATGACTTCTGATTGGACGCGTTCCAAGGGAAAGAGACTGCGCAGCCACTTTAAACGAGAAGCTGACGGTTCGGGGGCCTCTTCGAGCAATTGAAGAAATCGGCGTACCGCGCGGCCAAAGTCTTGGTAACGCGCGCCGACTAGGCGGTCGGCACGATCATCGTATTCGTCCAAGAATTCGTCGAATTCGTCCACTTCATCCCCCAGCCATCCCAAGCGAGCAAACAGATAACAAACGCGCTTGGTATTTCCAAGTAAGGATTTAATAGTGACCGCACTTACCATCACGGCTGCCAACGTGGCCGCTGGAGCCAATTCCACGCGCGACAACGGCACTGCCGGCGCAGCCATCACTGCCGGCCAGGTTGTCTACAAGGCGGCGGACAACACGTACAAGCTTGCCGACACCAACGACGCCTCGGCGATCGTGCGTAAGCCGAAGGGCATTGCGCTGCATGCGGCGGCATCTGGCCAGCCTCTCGCCGTGCATACCAGCGGCCCGATCACCATCGGCGCCGCGGTTACGGCGGGCGTTGCCTACTGTCTTGGTGGCGCGCCCGGCTCGATTGTTCCAGTTGCCGACCTGACCACTGGCGACCATCCAGCGCTTATCGGCCTGGCATCGAGCACGACCGTAATCAACGTAGACATCCAGGCGCCAGACGCGGCTCTGTAATGGTGTGGGTGCGCTTTAGCCATCCGTGGGATTATCGGCAGCCGGGTTTTACGATCGCGTACCCGGTTGGCGACTTCAACGTGACGCGTAACGCGGCTGGGTTGGCTATCGCGGCCGGCGCTGCTGTGCGGCTGCGCAAGTTGAACAAGAACGATGAGGCGGTTGAATGGCCAAGCGAAGCGGGGCCGGCGCCCTTAACTGCCGGGTTGTTTTCCAGCGAAGATCGGTAGTGCAGGACGAGTACGGCAATGACGTCACAGGCGATTTTGCCGACGTGTTCTCCATCTCCGCACGGCTGCAGCCGAAGTTCGGCGCCGATGTCGAGACGGAGACGGCGGCTCGCCTTGCTGCTTTGCAGCCGTATAACCTGACGGTTCGCAGTTGCGCCGACACGCGCGCAGTGACGCCAGCCTGGCGCGCCTATGACGCGCGCAAGGGCCTTGTCGGCGGTAAGCCGCTCCGGTTCTTCAATATCAAGACGATCGTCAATCCTGACGAGCGTGGCGCAATGGTTGAGATGCTGGTCGTAGAAGGCGAGAGTAGCTAGCGGTCATGGCGATCAAGACGAAGATCATCGGCCGCGAGGCGCTCCAGCGGAGACTTGATGAACTGGTGCCAGAGGCAGCGACAGCCGCCGCAGAGGCCAAGTTAGAGGTGGCGCAAGAGTTGGCTAGCAGAATTGCCAGCCGTGCGCCTGTAGATTCTGGCGACTACAAGGCCAGCATTCGAGGCGGCAGGCAGGCCGATAATCCCGGCATTCTGCCGGTGGGTGGCAAGCAGTCCAAGGATCCAGACGCAACAGCGGTTTATGCCGACTTCATCTGGCGCTTTCTCGAGTTCGGTACGGCACCGCACGTCATCAAGGGCAAGAACGGCGGAAACGTGGTGTTTGCCGGCTCCGATGGCGGATTGGTTTCTGTGCCGTCTGTGGCGCATCCCGGCTCGCGAGCGCATCCACATGTATTCTACACGTGGAAGGCGCTCCGCAAGGCAGCCAAGGCCAAGATCAGCCGTGCGATCAGCAAGGCCGTGAAAGCATCCAACAAGAAGTAGCATTGGAGGGCGCATGGCCGCACCGGCACATGAGCTCGTCGGCGTTGCGACCGCACGCCTACGATCCTACACGGCGCTGACGAGCCTGGTTCCTGCCAGCAACATCTTCTATCGTCCGCCAGCATCATATTCGCCACCATACGTGACGGTCGATGACGTCTCGACGCGGCGCGTCGACATGCAATGCGTCAGCGGCACGATTGCCGATATGACAATCCATGTCTGGACGGACGAAAGTAATCCGCTTCCGAACACCGGAGGCGCTCTGCAGGACGCCAGGGCGATCGCCTACGAGATCGCCAACGCCCTGCATGACTACCCACTAGCGTTGCCCAGCAAGCGGCTGGTGACGCTGGAACACCGCGGCGAGCGCGTGTTCTACGATGCGGATGGCGTAACCGGCCATGCGGTCATCGACTTCGAAGCGGTAATCGAATCCTCGGCCGCGCTTTAGCAACCTAATTTATGGAGCCTACAATGGCTGACGGACAACAGACCGGCAGGCTACTGCTGATTCAAATCGGCGATGGCGGAAGCCCTGAGACTTTCAACAATCTGTGCGGCCTGCAGACGCGCAATTTCAACATGTCGGCGAACGATGTCGACACCACGATTCCGGATTGCAATAATCCTGGCGACACGCCGCAGAAGACTGGTGTCCCCGGTATCAAGAACCGCACTTTCTCCGGCTCCGGCAAGTTTGTGGCTGGCGCCGCCCAGTCCACCTTTATGGGCTACGTCAACAACGCCGTGACCTTCAATGCCAAGGTTATTGTGCCTGGTCTCGGCTCCTACACCGGCCCTTGGTACGTGACCGACTTCACCCTAAACGGCGAGCAGGAAGGCACGATGGGCTTCGATGCTACCTTCATGGCTGGCGGCGCACTGACGTATGTTGCGGAGTAAGCAGGGCATGGCATTAGAGGTTAACGGCGCAAGAGGAGAGGTCGCCCTAAGGGTGGGTGACGTTGACCTCGTAATTGCCGCCACTATGGCCGGGCTGGCCGCGGTCTCCACGCGGCTGGAATGCAAGTCGCTTGGCGACTTGTTTCAGCGGCTTTCCGGCGTTGAGGCGGCGGCCACCATGGCTGCCATCGAACTGCTTACCGTTCGCGGCGATAAGGCTGCGGCGCTTGATGCGCTTAGGCTCAAGCACTTCAAGGCATGTTCGGATGCGTTCGCGCTGGCGCTCGCGCACCACTTCGACGGTGAGCAAAAAAACGAGCAAGCCGCGCCGGCAGCGGGGTAGAAAAGCCGTTCCCCTGGCGAGATTGGATGAAGGGCGCATTCGGCGCCCTTCATTGGACGCCAGAGGTGTTTTGGCGGTCGACGCTCACCGAATACATGATGGCGATCGAGGGCTTTAACGCGCTCAACGGCGGCGAGAAGAAAGATTCAGGACCAAGCGACGAGGATATGGCTGCGCTGTTGGCGAAATATGGCTAGATCACTGAGATGAGCTCTGCAGCCACTCGGTGCTCGTCTTTCCATCAATCTTTACGAAAAGATAGCTAACCGGATCCCTCCCGTAGGTGCTGCCGTAGGTGCAGTCCGCATAGCCCCTAAGCATCGTTCCGAACGAATTTGGAGCGTCATATTCGATCGCAAGGCTAAGATTTTTTGGCTCGATTTCCTTCGCGTCGAAGCTTTTAAGATAAAACCGGCGAACGCTTTCAGTGTCCCCGCTAGTGTTCAGATGCGTGATGAATTCGTCGCGCGTCATGTCTTTGCTGTCGCGGGCCATTCGAATGCGCTTGTACTGGGAAGGGGCCTTAAGCCTTTGCCTCAGAGCTTCTTCGCACGATTTGGTCAGATCGTCATCGAAGTATCCGGTGTTGTATGCGAACGCGACACCGCCGGCCGCGACCATCATGGCGCACGCCGCACTTACAAGCCATTTCATTGCCTCTCCCCCGCAAGAAGGTTCAAATATGTCTGATAAAACCGATGACCTTCTTATAAGTGTAAGTACCGATCTTACTACCATCAAGAGGCAGCTGAAGCAACTTGGCCAGGACGTCGGTCAAACTACTTCAGGAATCCAGAAACAGTTCGATGGCCTTGGAAAGGGCATCGACCAATCGATGTCTCCGATCCAAAAGCGCATCAACGCTATGATCGGCATTCCCGTGTCCTCAAGGGTGAAGGAGTGGAAAGGCGCGCTTGCCGAAGTAGCCGACACGTCAAAGCTTACCTCCTCTCAAGTCCTCAACCTGACGCGGCAGGGTAACGACCTTGCCACCATGTTTGCTCTTGGTGCTAACCCGATGCAGATTTTTGCATCGCAGGCGGGTCAGATTTTTGATGCACTGCAGAGCGGCCCTGGCGGCGCAATGGCGTCCATCAAGGCGATCGGCGAGGGCGCGATCGGTCTGGCGACCAAGTTCCCGCTCATCACGGCGGCGGTCGGTGCAGCAAGTGTGGCTCTGCTCGCATACGAAGCGAGCGGCATCGGCAGTTTCAAGTCTCTCGACGAGATCATCAAGACGCACGAGGCCAACATCAAGCGCCTCGGCGATGCGTATGATGAAGTCAACGGGAAGCGGCAGAACTATGCTGCGGACACGGCCCGCACTGTCAATGCGCTCAACAAGCAGAACGCGCAGGACGCCACCGATCTTCTCCGCAAGCAGGCGCTCGACGCTCTCGGCAAAATGGACGCCAACCTGGCGTTCTTCGATGATAAAGGTCGATTTTCGGCCTTCGCCGCCCCCATCAAAGAGCTGATAGACGAACTGAAAAACGGCACGCCGGATATTAAGGCGTTCCGCGATCAGGTTAATGCTATCGCCGATGCCAATCCGGGGCTGGACAGCAAGCGCCACGAGATACTGGATTTTTCGCAGTCGGCCGCGGACACCGCGGCTAAGCTGCCGGATTTGGCGCGCTCCGTTAGCGACGTCACAGACACGGTAAATCAGTTCAGTTTGCAGCTGGCTGAGGTGGATTCGAAGCCGCTGCAAGCCGCACTGCAAGATCTTTTTGACAAGGCTCGTGAGGGCAGGGAGCCGATTGACGGCATCCTCCAATCGTTGGCGGCGCTCGAGCAGGCCAATCCGAATTTCGCGGGTATTCTCGCAGGCTTCAAAGACATTCTGGATGCTGCGTCCAGAACCAATGCTGCGCTTGACGCTCTAGGATCAAGATATTACGCCAACCAAGGCACCCCTACGAACGGCCGGCAAAAGCTACCGGTCGGGCTTCTGCCGGATAGCTCCCCGGTGCCGGATTCGGCACCCAACCGCGAAGACCTTGGGCATGAATATGACAAGGCGGCCGAAGCTGCAAAGCGCAAGGCGGATGCCGCGGCTCGTCGTGCAGCACGTGCACAACCGAAGACTGCCGACGATCGCTTTGCGGAGGATTTGCAGTCCATCCGGGACCGCACAGCCGCTCTGAACGAGGAATATAACGCGCTTGGGCTCTCCTACGAGGCGCAGACCAAGCGTAGCACGGCACTCGACCTCGAGCAGCAGGCACTGAAGCAGGTTCGCGAGGAAGCCCGCAAGAAGGGCGACACTGACTGGCAAAATGCCCAACTCACGCCAGCCCAAATCGCGCAGATCGATGCGGTTTCGGATGCTTATGCACGGCAGGCCGATGCGCTGCGCAAGGCGCAGGAAATGCAGGATCTTCAGCGCGATGTGCTGAAGGGTGCGTTTGACGATCTCCGCTCAGCGCTGGACGACGGCAAGCTTGATTGGCAGGATTTCGCCAAGATCGCCGAAAACGCGCTCGATAAGGTTATCGACAAGATCGAAAACGATCTTCTCGACGCCATCATTCAGGCCAACTCCGCAGGCGGTGGCGGCGGCATCGGGGGCATCTTCAGCGCCATTTTCGGCGGCGGCAGTTCCGGCAACGTTTTCCCCGGCGGCGGCGTCCTCAACAGCGATATGGGCCTCTATGACACGGGCGGCTATACCGGCCCCGGCGGCAAGAAAAAGGTCGCCGGTCTCGTCCACAAGGGCGAGGTGGTTTTCAGCCAGGACGACGTCGCGCGAAACGGCGGCGTTGCCGCGGTCCAAGCCATGCGCCGTGGCCGAGCGATTGCCGCACCACAGATGCCCGCAATTCAGGCGCCAGCCGCACGCGGTGGCGACATCGGCGTGACGTTCGCGCCTAGTATTTCGGTGCAGGGCGGCGGCAACGATGCCGGCGAGCAGGTAACTGCTGCGCTCAAGAAGTTTGAGAAGGAATTCACGCCGAAGGTCGTGAAGTCGATCCGCGACGCGAAGGTCAGGGGGATGCTGTGACAACGATAAATCTCCCTGACGTCCCCTTTCAGGCGGCGTATCCGCAGCTTGTGGAATCGGTGTCCGTCTCCCGCTCCGGTACGCGCGCAATGTCGTTTGTCGAATACGCGGATGCCTATTGGCAAATCGCCATGCGCACAGTTCCGCTGCGGCCTGAACAGCGCCTTTTGGTCGAGGCGTTCAAGGATCAGAGCCGCGGCGGGCTGCAAACCGTGCTCTACATGCCCAAGCATATGTGCGTGCCGAAAGCCTATTGGGGCGACGCGTCCAACGCAGCGCTATCCAACAACGGCAATCTTGTTTCGATCACCGGCAATTCGCTGGTCATCAACAGCGTTGACAACGGCTTGACGCTTGGTCCTGGCGATCTGATTTCGGCGACATCTGGCGAATACAACGCGCTATTCCGCGTGCAGGGTGGCGGCGTTGCGGCATCGAATAGCATCACGATTACGGTTGAACCGACCGTGCCAGTCTACATCGCCGCGACTGCAGTCATCCGGTTCAAGAATCCGATCGCCAACATGCGCGTGCTACCGGGCTCGTTCTCTATCGATGACGAGATATTTCCGTCGGCCAGTTTCACCTTGGTGGAGATTCCTAAGTGAGCTTCCCAACGCGCCTGCAAGAGGTACTTGACGAGGGGCGGGCAATTATCCGCTCCGGCATCAAGATCGCTTGCACGACCGGCACTTACGGTTTTTGGAACGGTAAGGGCGACATCGTTGTCGACGGGCTAACCTATTGGCCTAACTCCCTGATCACCATTTCGGAACCGGTTTATGGCCTCGGCACTGCAGCGTCGACGTTTACGGCTGAGCTTGTCGCGCAACGCGATTCCGGCCTAACGCCTGACAAGCTCCTGCTTATCGAAAGCGAGGGCTACAAGGATGCGCCGGTTACGGTCTACGACTTTTACTTCGATCCCGATGACCGGTCGTTCCTGCATGCCGAGCCGGGTGCTTATGGGTATATCGACACCGTCGATCACTCGCGCGATGGCGGCGAAACTAAGCTGATTGCCAACGTCCGCTCCGGCGCCATCGCAAACCACCGAGATGGCTACCGCACGGCAAGCCACGAGGATCAGCAGCTGGTGTCGGCTGGCGACATGTTCTTCCAGTACGCCAGCAAGGTGAAGCACGAGAGCTTCGACATCAGCTTCGATTAGGCTCACGCCAGCAGGACATCGATATGCTTACCCTAACCCGGTTGTCCGATTGGGACCGGCGCCTTGCGCGCGTGGTCAATCAACATAGAAGCACGCCAGGCGAATGGGGCGTCTCTGACTGCCTGCTTACCGTCATGGATGCCGTCGTTGCTGTAACCGGCTTCGACCCGGCAGAGGATATCCGAGGCGGCAAGTACAGCACGGCGGCAGGCGCAACCAAGATCCTGCGTAGGCGCGGCTTGGCGGATGTCGAGGCGGCGCTTGCAAGCCTGTTCCCGCCCATCTCGCCTCTTATGGCGCAGCGCGGCGACGCAGGTGTTGTGCGGCGCGATGGCGTTCTTTCCTGCGGCTTTATCTGCGATCGCGGCTTTGCCGTGAAGGACGAACGCGGCCTGTCGTTCCTGCCCCAAACCGAGATCAAGTCAGCCTTCAAAGTGGGGTAGCGAATGGGATTTCTAGTCCCGATTTTCTCGACCGTCCTTGGGGCGGTGGGGCTGAGTGGCGTTGCGTCCTGGCTCGGCGGCTCGACCATTCTTGCCGGCCTTGCGCGCTTCGGCCTTGGCCTCGCCGCTAAGTACCTCATTGGCCAGCTTACGCAGCCGAAACAGCAGGCCCAGACGTCGCAACTTGATACCGCTTATGGCGAGGACCTGGCGCGCTCTGTCATCATGGGTAAGGTCGGCACGGCTGGCCACCTCGTCTACCGAAACGCCTATGGATCCGGCAATCGCAAGATCCAAGACGTCTATATCCTCTCCAACTTCCTGATTAACGGCATAGCGCGCGTTCGCTACAAGGGCGAATGGAAGACGCTTGGCGGCACAGAGGACGCCACAAAAGGCTTCCAGATTCAGGACATCGACTCGAAGATTTGGGTCAAGCTCTACAAGGGCACGATGACGCAGACGGCCGACGCCGGTCTGATTGCTCAGTCAAATCCCGCCGGCCGCTGGACGACAAATCACCGTGGCGCGGGCATTGCGTACGCCATCGTAACGCAGGAGCTCAATCGCGAGCATCTTCAGCAGCCGTGGCCGGCCTTCTTTGAGATTGAGGGCGCGCCACTCTATGACTGGCGCAAAGATAGCACTGTCGGCGGCAGCGGCTCACATCGTTGGAATGACCAGACGACATGGGAGTTCACTGAAAATCCTGTGCTGATGGCCTACGCGCTCGAGCGCGGCGTCTTCAACGGCACTGAGATGATGGTGGGCAAGGGCGTTTCGGCGTCACGTCTGCCGATTGCGCAGTGGACTGTTGCGGCCAACATTTGCGACGAAATCGTTGGCACCGGCAAGCGCTACACGTCCGGCCTTATTCCGGCGGCAGGATCTGGCGTAACGCACGACCAGAACATGCAGCCATTGCTCGAGTCGTGCGCTTCGACGTGGGTTGAGGACGCTACCGGCGAATATCCGATCGTTGGCGCCGCGCAGTCGACTGTCCTGACGTTCACCGACGATGACATCATGGTTGACGAGCCTTTCCGGTTCTCCGTCAAGCGCTCAAAGTCGGAGCTCATCAACACGCTGTCCGGCACCTATTTCGAGCCAGACAATTTTTATGAACAGACGCCGTTTGCGGTGCGCATCGATTCTGTTGCGCTGGCCGAGGACGGCGAACGACTTGCGGTCTCGATACCGTATGACGCGGTCAACCGCTCCGAGGTTGCGGACCGGCTTGCCGATATCCAGTTCAAGGCCAGCCGCTACCAGGCCAACGGCGAAATCTGCATCCATCCGCGGTTTCTTGCGGACGCGCAGGTCGGTCGATGGATTGAGTGGGATTCGGCTGCATTCGGCACGCGCACATTCCAGATAACCGAGAAGCGCCTTGGGCCATTCGGCGAGAAGGCTACGCGGAACATCTATCTGACGCTGCAGGAGGTTGGCGAAGGCATATTCGACGGCACGGACTATGTGACCGTTCCTATCGATGCGGGCTCGCCCGGCGAGCCTGACTATGCAGTGTCCGCGGCGAACTTCGGCGCCGTCGGCATACAGTTGAAGGTGGATGGCTCGACCGATCGCAAGACCGGCATCCGCTTCTTTTGGGATGCATTCGATGATGTGACCGTCACGGCTGTCGACGTCGAATACAGACCGGAAGCGGCGGGCGTCACAGTCAGCATCGCGAATCCGGCGGTCATCACATGGCCGAGCCACGGTCTGGTTGCCAACGATCTACTCTATCTTGCGACTACCGGAAGCCTGCCGATCGGGCTTACCGCCGACAGTCCGCTCTACGTGAAGACGGTCCTAACCAGCGGCACGTTCACCGTTTCGTTGACGCCTGGTGGCGCTGCGATTGCCACGAGCGGCACACAGTCGGGCATCCATAGTGCTTATCGGGACAGCCTCGTGAAGCGCGCCGAAACTCCCGTGCAGGTGCTTACTGTCTCGGAAGGCGTTCTGCCCAGCAAGACATATGAGTACCGCCACAGGATCATAACGACGCCACCGCGAGCGACGTTCTTTACGGCATGGTCAAGCGTATCGACGCCGGAGGATGTGTTCGACGTATCAGTGGGCCTGGCGCAGACGCAGCAGGACGTCAGGGACTTCCTGGCCAGCCTTTCGGCGGGCCTGCAGGATATCCGCGACAAGGTTGCGCAGGTCGCGGCCTCAGCTGTCGATGCAGCCAGTAGGCAGGCGCAGGACAATGCCGTTGCGGTTCGCAATGCTCGAGCCAATGCGGCGGCGTTCACTGAGCTTGAGGCGACCATAACCGAAATCGACGGTGAATTGACGGCCATCGCCAGTTCGGTCACGGCGGTTGAGGCGTCGGTCGACAATGTGTCCGCTGATGGTCTGTTTCAGCTACGCGCTGAGGCCGGCACGGGGGACGTGGTGTCTCGCATGGTGGCGGAGGTTCGGGCGTCGGTGTCTGACGCGTGGGTGTCGGCGGGATGGGTGGTTGAGGCGGGCTTTACCGGCGGTAACCCGGCGGCGCCGTTCTCCAACTTCATCATCAACGCGAGCAAGTTTGTGGTCACGGACGGCACAAACAATGGCACGCCTCTGACGTTTGAGTCGGGCGCACTTAAGCTGCTTGTCGCCAACATCGGCACTGTTACTGCTGGAACGCTGCAGTCGGTGGACGGCAAGGTGGTTTTCGACCTCAGCACAAAGCAATTGAAGTTTAGCGAATGACCACAAGAATACTGCTAAACAGCGATAGGCTTTTGATCACCAAGCCGGGCATAGATGCATCATTGTCGCCGCCAGACCCCGACAAAGTTTTTGATAGTGATTGGGCGTTTGGCGGCGGTCTTGTTGTTGCGGGGTTCAAGGAGTTTGCGATTAACACCGCACTCTATGGGACTGGTGCGACTCTGACTATCGATTTTCCAGAGCTAACGTATACGCCAACCGTTACGCTTTGGGAGGGGGCGCCGCCAGACTCTAAGGATTTCGGCGGTACCCTACAGGGTTACGCGCAGATGACGCCGTATTGGCAGCGATTCGCAAACCAGGGTGACCCCGGCACATTGATGTTCCAGTACGTGACTGTAACAACAAGTCAAATTATAATCCCGTACTGGCCCAGTGTTGGTTCCGGGGGCTCTTGGACCCACACGGGAGGGCCTTCCCCTTATCAGAAGACGCCCGGTTCTAACCAGCAATTGTACCGTGGTTTCTACTATATGATTTTTGCGGTGTGATATGTCTGTGCATATGGGAATGAAAGGCGGCCGGATAGGTCTTTGGACCGCGCCGCCTGGAGTAGATGCGTCGGGCGAAACAGGAAAGATGACGCTTAATTCCGATTATGACCACCTTCAGATTCATGATTTTGGAACATGGACAGAAAGTGGCGTTAATCAAGGGAACGGCACATGGCGGTATGCGGCAAGGACAGTCACATTTATTGACCTCGGCTACATCCCCTTCGTCTTCATCTCGAATTCGGTATCGACAGATAAGGGGATAACGTACCCTCCGCGATACTCCAATGACTATGCGGGCGGTGACCTGCAAGCAATCAGCATCGGCGGCGCTCAAGTGCACAGCGACCATTTTTTCATGGCTACTCGTCTTGGGTTTTATCCTACCGAACGCACGGCCTGGATCGTTTTCAAGAACAGGGCATGGTGAATGGTTGACCGCATCTTTCTCGGCTATAGCGCTGGGAATCCTGCGTTTCGCCTTACGAAACCAGGAAAGGACATTTCCAGCACCGACCCGGAAGACTTCATCCTCACGGAGACCAGTTTCACCTTGCGGCCGGCCCTTGCGTCGACCGCAACGTTTACCGGCAACGGAAGTCAGACGTTCGACCTGTCGAGCTACGGATTTACGAATCCGCCAGTCATAATCCTGAAAAGCAGCGACGGCTCGATGGCGAGCTTCTTCGACTATTACGCCAAGGTGAATAACGCCTTGACGTCGCTAACGATCTCCAATCGCAGGAATATAGCTAGGACGATATCGTTCTACGTGTTCGCTAACGAGCTTCTGTAGCGCCAGCAGCCTTTAACGCCCATTCGCGGCACGCCGCATCCCAAGGATAATCCATGACCATCTACAACACCGGCACGGTCTCCGTGACGAATGGCAACGCTGTGGTTACGGGCAGCGGCACCGCGTGGGCTGTCGCGCTTATCAGTGGCGGCATGTTCTCGAGTGCGGGCCTGTCAATCCCGATCCTCTCGGTTGGTAGCGACACGTCCCTGACGCTGGCGTACGCGTGGCCCGGCACGACGGCCAGCGGTTCCGTTTATGCGATCGCGCAGGAGAATTCTGAAGCGGCGGACATAGTCAACCTGAACGGTCGCCTGGCGCAGGTGCTGGTCAAGCTTTCGCTCATCGGTATTCATCCCGACAATTCGGGTACGCTAACTAAGCGGAACGCGCTCACCCTTGGCGCCAGCGATGACAATTACATCTTCCTGCGCGCTGAGCTTGGCGTCGAGTTTGCATTCTATCGCTGGGACGGCCCGACGCTTGCATGGATCGGACCGTTCACCGTGGCTGACGCGGTCGCAGGCGGAGGCGTGTCTAGCTTGGTTGGCGGGACCGGCATTACGGTTGACGCAACCAATCCGGCAATCCCGGTCGTTAAGCTTGCCGACATGACGGCTAATCGTGTTCGCGGTCGCATCACATCAACCGGCGCGCCGCAAGAACTTACGCTGTCGCAAGTGTTGGATATGATCGGCGGCGCGGCGCAAGGTGATATCCTTTACCGTGGCTCGGCAACGTGGTCGCGCCTCGCGGCAGGAACGGCGCTGCAAAGCTTGCGCATGAATTCCGCCGCGAATGCGCCGCAATGGATGAACGCGCGCGAAGTTCTCACGGCGGCGCGAACCTATTATGTTCGTACGGACGGCAACGATAGCAACAACGGTTTAGCCAATACGGCAGGCGGCGCGTTTCTGACCGTTCAAAAGGCGATTGACGTTGCGGCGTCGTTGGACACGTCGATTTATGACGTGACTATTCAACTAGGCGCGGGAACCTATGATATTGGCAATGTCGGGTTGATCGGAAAGAATACGGTTGGTGCCGGCTCGATTAATATTGTCGGCAATGAAGCGTCGCCGTCCACTGTTGTTTTGCGTCTGACCGGCTCTCTATCCGGAAGCGTCGCCGTCCTTGTCTGTCAGAACCTTTCGACCATTTACAAGGTTCGCGGCTTTCGACTTGAAAGCACCGGAAGTGGCGGTAATCCGTTTGGTCTTCAATCTGTCGGTTCATCCAGATTAGAATTTCAAAACCTCGATTTTGGCGCTGGATTGCTGCATCACTTGCGCGCTTCGGATGGCGCTATACTGTTCGCGAGCGGGCCTTATTCAATCAGCGGCAGCACTTTAGCAGGCGGATTACATTTGGCGGGTGTTGGCGGTGCCGTTATCCGGGTGCAATCTCAAACCGTTACGTTCTCCGGAACGGTTTCATTCGGCTGTTTTGCGAATGCGACAACAGGGGCTATTATTTTCGGCAATAGCAATACGTTCGCCGGAACATTCGCTTCCGCGACTGGTACACGTTATCAGACCGATGGCAACGCGGTCATCCTAACGAACGGTGCCGGGCCGAACTATTTTCCCGGCAATGCTGCCGGCGTCGCGACCAATGGCGGTCAATACATTTAAAGGCTGGTTTCGATGTCTGATAATTACAATCCTCGCGATTGGTCTTGGATTGTTGGCGACGATGAAAGCCGCGCGTGGTCAAGCGCTGCGGCTGCTTATGTTGTGCCACCACCAACGGAGAACGTGACACGGATCGCAAGCGAAGACGAGCTAACTGACGTCCTAGCAGTCTACGGGCTGCCAGGACCAAAGGTGCGCGTGCCGAACTCAGTGTCGGCACGCCAGTTCAAGCTTCAACTGCTGGCGGCTGGCTTGCTTGAGCAGGTTGAGAGCTTTGTGGCGTCGCAAGGCGCCGCGGTGCAAATCGCATATGACAATAGCGGAACCTTCGTCCGCACCGAGCCGATGATGGCGGTCGGCTTTGCTGCCCTTGGCTTCACGGCAGAGCAAATCGATGCGTTCTTCGTGGCGGCCGGGAAATTGTGATTGAGGACGCGGGCATCTTTGGTGTTGTAAGCTCCCCGCGTGAGGGCCGGGCAAAGCAAGGGACATTTGATATAGACAGTCATAAGTGCTAATATTAGGAGTTGGCGCGGGGAGATACCCAAATGCGAATACCTCTATTAATGCTGGCTGTCGCTTTGGTGTTCGCTGGAGTAACTGCAAGCGCTGCTGCGACCAGAACGGAACACGTTTGCGTCGGCGAAGACCGCCCCGGAGACGCCGAAGACTGCGCTGCTGTGCCGAGTGATTTTGGAACAGTGACAATTACGTTCGGCTGCTTTGATGGCGGCAACCCGGGCGGGTACAAACCAAACTATGTCTGTCAGCAGATCTGTGGTCATCCGTATGGACCGCATTGCGGCCACTATACGAAAGACTCCTGGGCACATCATGGTCACCAGTGCGGATATCGATGGGCAATAGTGAGTTGTTACTAGGCCTCGAAATGGCTGCTTGGATGCTCGCCATTCCTACTACTAAGAATTTTGTTGGAAATTTTCTTCTCTGAATAGCCTTTCGCGGCCCTCAACCAGACCCTTTTCAGCACGCATCACCGTCTACGGAGCCAGACACTCGTTTTGCCGCCTTATGAGTGGGTTGTCTGTCATTGTGGCACCAACGTGGCCGCGATGACCTGAGGCGGTCTAGCAAAGAGACCAATGAAACTTCTCCCCGATTGGCGCCGCGTGCTCGCGCGCGCTTGGTCGATGCGGCTCATCGAGCTCGCATTTGTCTCCAACTTCATCATCAACGTCGTCCCGTCTATCGCTGACTTCCTGCCGTGGTGGCTAACGCTGCTTCTGCTCGGCTCCGCTTGGACGGCACGCCTAATCTGGCAGCCAGACAAGGTCACCACTGATGCCGATAAACAAGATCCTGTCGTCAAGGCGGGCTAGGGCGGCTATTGCCGCGGTAGTGGCTGCGTGCGTTAGCGGCTACGCAATGCTGCCTGGCGGCGTGTCGGTCGGCGACGACGTGTTGCTGGCCTCCACGGCGCTTGTGCGTCCGTGGGAAGGCCGAGAACTTCGTGCGTACCGCGACATCGTCGGGGTCGTTACGATATGCGACGGCGACACCGAAAACGTCCATATGGGCATGGTCGAGACGCCCGCCGGTTGCGATGCTCGGCTGCAGAAGCGTCTGACCAAGGACTTCAAACCCGGCCTGCAGAAATGCGTTACCAACTACGATGCCAAGCCGCTGTCATGGCGCGCGATGATGATTTCGCTGTCCTACAACGTCGGCACGCGGGCAGCTTGCAATTCGCGCGCCGCAGCTTTCGGAAATGCCGGCAAATACCACGACAGTTGCATTGCTGCGACCGCATTCAACAAGGCTGGCGGCAAGATGATTGCCGGCCTGGTCAAGCGCCGTGAGATGGGCGACGCACAGCGCATAGGAGAGGCCGAACTATGTGTTTCGGGATTGGAGTAGCTGCGCTGTTAGGGGCGACCGCTTTTGCCGGATGGCTCGATTACAAAGTTTTGTCGGCCTATGTGCGGAGCATGAAATCATGAACCTACTCGACAAGCTCACGGGGGGCTACGCCTCGCCAATCAAGTACGGACTGATTGCCGCCGCGATCGCGGCCACCCTCGGCTACACCTACCATCTTGGCTCATCGCATACCGCCGCGGTGTGGTCGGCCAAATACGAAAAGCGCGAGGCTGAGATCGCCAAGGCGACCGCGGCGGAAATCAGCCGCCAGGCGCAGGCCAACGCAATGGCGAAGGCTGCGGAGCAGAGACGCATCGCCGAACTCGAGGCCGCAAACCAAGCATTGGAACAGCTTATCAAGGAAAAGTCAGATGAGGCAGATGCCGACCCTGATCGCGATCGGCCTGCTTTGTCTAGCAGTGCAGGGATGCGTATCGACGCGATACATTAGCGTGCCGCCTGTCCTGGCCGAGCCGGATGCCAAACTGGTTGCGGCATGCCTTGGTCCGGTGCGCTTGCCCAAAGGCGAGTTGAGCCAACGCACCGTCGAGCGATTGTGGGTTACGGATAGAAAGTCGCTGATCGAATGCGGGCGCCGGCAGAAGGCGCTGCGAGAGTTTTACCAAGAGCGGGACTCACGCCTGCGTAAAGGATGGGCGGGAGAATGACGCCGGAACAAATGGTTTATCTGGTGCTGGCGGTTGGTGGCGCGGTCGGCTCTGCCTATTGGCGGTTTAGCACCATCATTTCGAAGGTGCGCGACGAGCTTGCCGCCCACAAACTCCACACGGCCGAGACCTACGTCACGAAGACCGGCATGCAGGAGCAGACGCAAGCAATCATGAAGGCGATCGATTCCGTCGCCGAACGGCTGGACGGCATGAACAGCCGACTCGACCGTGTATTTGAGGCAAAGCCGGTGAGGCATGCCTCCTGATGTGTATGACGCGCGTTTACCGAGCGGCCAGAAGCTGCTTTATTGGGCTAACCGCGTCTGGGTTGGAGGTATTTGTGACTTGGTGCGATAAGATGGCCTCAGTGCCATCGGTGGGCATATTCTATGCGCCGGTGTTTGTGTCCAGCGACAGGATTATCGATTCGATAGCGCCGATGTTGAATCGGTGGACCGTCGATGGCAAGGCCGACTTTGCCATCTCCGTACCCGATCCTTTGAAGGTAGAGATTCGTCATAATAACGGCTTCACGTACGCCGTGGAGTCGAACCGGGTATCGATTGCCTATCAGCACCGGGTGAAATTCCGAAACATCAGTGGTGGACGACCGGTCGCTGAATTGATTTCGAGCCCGCTGCCATTTTCGGGCCTCTTGGACGCGGCGATTGATGATATCATCGAGCTAACCTTGTTGTTGCCAATCGCCAAATCAAGCTCGATAAATAGGGTAGGTATCGTCTCCAGCACGCATGCCGACGAAGACGACATGCCGCCGGGTGTCAGAAAGTTGATCGATTTCTTGGCTAAACCGTGGCCAGGAGCACTCTCCGCGTACCAAGTTTCGATTGTTGGCAATCTCCCATCCAGTAAGGAATACGAAGATCGGTGCATCTACGGAATAACAAAGCCAGATGACGATTCTGATATACCTAATTACAAATTTGATTGGCAGCGAGGATACGTGACGTCGTTCCCAATAAATAAAGATACGCTTCAAAAAGAGTTTCAAAGAAATAGAAAAGCCGCGATCGAATATTTCGAGAAGCTAGCGATTGGAGATGAATTCGATGTCCTTGGCTAAGAGTCGCAGCGCAGACATTGTGGCTGACATCGCCAAAACGAATAGTGTGGAGGGGGTGTCAGAGAGCGGCTCCCTTGAGCCCCCGCCACAGGGCTGGGTGGCTTCCGCGCTTGAGTCGCCCAATCTCTCTCGCGGATCACTCTTTGCTACTTCGGCCAGATTGGCAGCGCGTCTAAACGCGACGATTATCTCCCCCACCGAAACCCAAGACCTTCTCCGAACGAGGCAAGCTCTGCTTGATAAGCTTTTTGAAGGGACGATAACCCGCAGTGAACAAAACAAACTGGAATATGTCCGGTGGTCCCTTGATCGGATCGAGGACGCGCAAAAAGGGCAGTCGCTCGATCTCCTCGAGACGCAGGTTGAGGCGTTCGAAAACGTGGTAAGCGAACTCAAAAAGTTCTATGATCAGCTGGATGAAAGGTCGATTCGAAAATCAAGGCGGTAGCTCTGCGTGACAGGCGAGATTGTTGTTCGCGAGGAGGAAACGCTAGTTGTCAGGTCGGCCGTTCCTGCCGGGCTGCCATACCCAAAATATCGCAATTTCCTGCGCCACGACTTCTTCCACTCGTGTGCATATTGCACGATGACTGAAGCTGAGGCGGCAGCAATTCGGTTCACGATCGACCACTACGAACCACAAACTGCACGGCCTGATCTTGTAGACGTATACGACAATCTTATGTGGGCGTGCGACGAGTGCAACACTCGGAAGGGCACCAGGTCGCCACCGGCGGCAGCTCGCGCAGATGGTCTGAGGTTCTTCAGGCCTGACGCCGATGAGTTTTTGGACCATTTCGAACGAAAGGGTCTTGAACTTCGCTCCCTTACCAAGACCGGCTGGTATTCGATTCATGCCTTGGATTTGAATCGCGAAGCGCTTCAGCGACTTCGGGATTTGAGGCGCCGACTTTCTAATTGTGAAGCGCATATCACGGCGGGTGTGCGTGCGCTTCGATCGTTCAGCGTTGACCGGCTGCCACCCCACCTGAGAGGCCCGGCCGCCCGGGGCATCAAGGCACTTCTAGACGCCCACGATAATATCGCGACCGCGATTGAGGATCTCCTTCGGGAGAATGCAAAGTCCGAGTTGATAGACGAAGACGGAACCCAGGTGGAAAGAGCGAAGGAGCGCACCGCAAAACTTAAGGCCGCCGAATCTCTTTATCCTGGTCAGGACTGGAGGGCGCCTACTAACAGAAAGCCCAACCGCAACCCCTAA